CTTTGTCGACCCGGCTCTCGCCGACACCCTCCCTTTCCATTACACTAACTGCTTCAACGTCGCGGAACAGCTCATACTCCCTCACGCCACCACCCACAAAATCAAGGCCGACCGCTCTATCGCCACCCTCGGCAAATCCGCACGCTTCTACAACGTCACCACCGCAAAGGAATACGAGGTACAGTCCGCGCCTCTTACCTCCGACGAGTGCTTGCAGGTCGAGCAGATGCTTACCTCTCCCGTTGTCCGTATTCCCTGGGGCACCGACTCAAACCTCGCCGAAACCGACTTTGACGCTATGCTCCCAATCCTCATCACCGATTTTACCTCCGAACTTTCCGACACCGACGACAAGCCCAACTCCGTGAAATTCACTTGGCGCTTCAAGGACACCCGACCCAAATTCAACGCCCGATACTCTCCCGGCATATTCGACACCCATTTCCAACCCCCTTTCTCTTAATGGTTTTGGCGTTCCGGCGCCACAGCGCCGTCGGGCTAATGCGGCAAGCCGTCAAGCCTATGGTCTTGACCCATTCGGGCTTATATCCCTAACGCGATAATACCTCACACAATCTCATAACACTATGAACGCAGTCCACATATCAACCGCTCGCACGATGCTCAACTCCGGCGACCCCGTTGACCTATCAGTATGGCGCAGCGACGGCTCTATCCTCGAACTCCGCAACGTCATATCCCTGCGATATGCCTTTTACGGAGGCTGGCGAAACGTCAAAATCCTTGCTTCTGGCGAGTGCCGCCGCGTCCGCGACTGCTGCATCTTCCGCATAAACGGCCTCGATGTTTTTCTCTAACAAAAAAAATAATTACCTTTGTATGTAATTTATTCATGTTTAGAGCGTCATATAAGAAAAGATATATCAAATATGAAATCATTATCATTATTTCTTACTGCATTAGTGCTTGGTTTGAGTGTCTATGCAAAAACAGATTTGCAGCCGTACCAAAAGGCTGCAATAGCTACGCGTTTTGCTTCGGAGGTAAAATACAATTATGCAGGATATGGTAATTTTGCGCAAGACTTCGACAGCATTTGCCGTGCGGAGCTTCCTAACATTGTCAACACAGCAAGTGATGAGGAATTCAGCCAACAGCTTCAACTTCTCGCCAATCGTCTGCACGACGGTCACACAAGCATCAATTTCAGCGCAGATGTAACGTATGCTCCTATTTCACAAAGACGCATCGGTGACAAGGTTTTTGTCACCGGGGTTTACTCCGACGAATACACTCGGAAAGGAGTAAAGAAAGGCACTGAAATAATCGCAATCAACGGAATGCCAGTTATTGACTATGGCAATAAATATGTTGTTCCATATATTGCCTCTTCTACACAGCAATGGTCGGACTATTATCCCTTCAACAGCATAAACCTTACAAAAGGTGCTCGTGGTGAGGCTATAACAGTGACATTCAGAAATGGTAACGGTGAGAAATTCGAGATTGTCGACCAACGACAATCTCCTTGGGGTATTGTAAACCCAAGTAGGGAAATTTCGTTTGACTCCCTGCCGGGTAATATAGGGTATCTAAAAATTCCATCGTTTCAGACAAACGATTTTAACATGGGAACTTTTGCTGACCTATATGAACAAAAAATACTTAACACAGACGGCCTTATTATAGATATTCGTGAGAACAATGGCGGAAATAGTAAGGTCGGGGAACGAATTATGATGCTTTTGGCCACCGACTCTATTCCACAAGCGGCATGGGACACACCGCGATATGATGCCGCTTATGCTTCTTGGGGTAAAAAATGGCATACTGTTTCCGAACCGTCGCAGTCGATAACTCCGTTTTTTATGCTCACCAGTGAGGTGCCAAAATATGACAAGCCAATTATACTTCTTGTTAACGCCTGCACTTTCTCTGCCGCAGAGGATTTTGCAGTTCTATTCAAAAATGCAAAAAGAGGTATCGTAATGGGTACACCAACAGGCGGAAGTACAGGCAATCCTATAATGATAGACCTCGGTTGGGGCTACTACGGCAGAATATGTACGCGGCATGAACGCCTTGCCGACGGTACAGAATTTATAGGTGTTGGCATTCAACCTGACATAGTTGTATTGGAAGATGAGAGTATAATCTTCGGCGAAGATAATGTGATAAACGCCGCCTTGAATATGATTAGGAAGTAAGCGTCTTTTCGCGCTCATCATATCGTCCATAACTTTGAGCAACCAACCTCAATGTTATGGACTTTTCTTTTTATCCCGACGACCTCAATTTCAGCTCCGTGGAGCAGCTGCCGTCTGCGCGACTGCTGCATCTTCCGCATTAACGGCCTCGAAGTTTTTCTTTGATAGTTCGCAGAAAATAAGTAACTTTGTAGTATGAAACATCTTGAAAAACTGAAAATTTGCAATTGGGCATTACTAATATTTTGTTTACTCATATTAACTTCCAGTATTCAACTTGAAGCCACAGGAAGCAGAGGTTTATTGCCGGTATGGCTTCATGTGTTTATTGGCTTGTTATTTTCTCTCTTAGTTATTTTACACATCTATCTCCATTTCAAATGGTGTAACTGGTTTGCCAGATTTAATAAATTAAAAAAGCCCGTTACGCGTATTTTATGGTATTTGTTTCTCGCAACCATTATTCTTGGCATCGCAACCTTTATCCATTGGCTCATTTCTAATCACCATTCTATTCTTGGTGGAGTGCACGGCAAGATTGGATTTTTAATGTTGGCGGTAGGCATTGGACATATATTAAAACGCATAAAATTTTTCAAGACTTCAAAGAAATAAGCGTCTTTTCGCGCTCATCATATCGTCCATAACTTTGAGCAACCAACCTCAATGTTATGGACTTTTCTTTTTTCCCCGACGACTTAAATTTCAGCTCCGTGGAGCAGCTGCCCGGTCTTGAAGCCCGTGCAGCGTTCACCGTCAATTCGCAGTCGGTGTTCCGTGAGGACACCGACATAGTGCCGACGCTCATAGACGATAAGCTCTCCTATATCCCGTGGGGCGGCGACAATCAGATGCCTTTCGATATTCTCGACCTCATAGAGAAAGACGAAACCCTCGCCACCTGCCAATGCTTCAACGCCGAGGTCTGCTATGGCGCAGGGTTGCGGTATGATACGTGCATCGCCTCCGATGCCGTAAAACAAGAAGTCGAGGACTTCCTTCTCGACAACGACCTCGCCGCATACTTCCTCGGCGTCAGTCAGGACTTCAAGCACTTCGGCTTTGCCGTCAGCGTGCTTATTCTCAACGAGGACGGCACAAAGATTGTGCGCCTCTTGCGTAAGGAAGCCTGTTACTGCCGCTTCGCCCCTGCCGACACCGTCGGCAAAATCCCCTCCGTCCTTTACGCCAACTGGCGTAAGTGCGTCGCTTCACCCTCCGACATCGAGGTCATAGACCTGCTCGACCCCTCCGCGCCGTGGCGTGATCTGCAAGACAAACTCGCCAAGCGCACGCGCAACCGAAAATTCGCTATCGTCAGCAGAATACCGACCGTTGACTCCACCTATTACCCCATACCTTACTATGCCTCGCTGTTCCGGGGCAAATGGTACAACATCAAGCAGCTCATCGGCATAGCAAAGGAAGCGAAGCTCAAAAACCACGCTCCCATAAAATACCAAATCGAAATCTCCGCCAAATATTGGGAGTCGATTTTCCGTGCCGAGGGCATCACCGACCGTCGAAAGCAACAGGAGCGCATCGTCCGTGAGAAACAATCAATACTTGATTTTCTCACAGGCGCGGAAAACTCCGGCAAGGCGTGGTTTTCCACTTTCTACATCACTCCCGACGGCAAGGAACAGCACGACGTTGTGATAAACAAAATCGACGCCACCAAAGAGGGCGGCGATTGGGAAACCGACATACAGGAGGCTATCAATATGATATGCTTCACTATGCGAGTGCATAGTAACCTCGTCGGCTCCGTGCCTGGAAAGGCGCAGACCAACAACTCCGGCTCCGACAAGCGCGAGCTGTACACCATAGCCCAGGCACTCCAAAAGCCATATCACGACCTCCTTTTCACCGTCCACCGCATCATCATCAAATTTAACGCCTGGCAGGGCGTCACCGTTGATGTGCCATTTATCCAACTTACAACCCTCGACGAACACCGAGACGCAAAACAAGTCAAAGTCACAAGTGACAAGGCATAAGGTATTCAAACATCACTCATAAACATAATGGCAAAGATAATCAACAGCAACGAGGAACTACGTCTGCTTATTCCAAATCAACTAATTACCATAAAAGGCGAAACGCCGCTCTTTGACAAACTCGCACCGTTCCTCGACCTCGCCGAGGCGTGGGTCAAGGAAACTTTCACCTCCGAGTCGACCTACAACACAATCTGCGGCTACACGGATAGCAACCCTATCCGCATAGCCACCGCCCGGCTCGTCGTCGCCGACGCAATGCGCCGTGCAATTCCCTCGCTCGACCTTGTGCTTACGCCCAACGGCTTCGCCACCGTCGGCACCCAAAACCTCGTCGCCGCATCGAAGATGCGCGTCGACCGACTTGTCGGCTCGATGCTGACCCACTGCGACGACTGCATCGCCGCGCTCTTGCCCGAGCTGCCGGGCGCGAGCCGGTGGCTCAACTCCGACCAAGCCGCTTTCTTCGGCGCGACTCTCTTTCCCACTTTTGAGATTGTAAACCAATGCCCTGTTTCCAATTCCCAATCCCTTAACTGGGAGCGATACCTCGAACTCCGCCCCCAAATCATAGACTTGGAGGCATCGTTGGCCGAGGAATGGTTGTCGCCCGAACTGATGTCAGCGCTCCGGGCAGAAAACCTGCGCGGAGATCTGCCACCAGTCCGCCACGATGTAGTCCGCCAAATCAAGGCGCAGCTCATCGCCTACCTGCAAAAAGGCTCGTTCAATAGCCGACGCCTCGCCGATATTGTCAATATCATACGCCACCGCCCCTCCAATTTCCCCGAATGGCACAGCTCCGACACCGCCCGATTGTTCACGCCCCCGACGTTCAGCAACCGCAAAGAAGCCTCCGGCTATTTCTTTTGAGCATACCCGCATACCCGTAGCCGGAAATGTATTATAATTTTTTGTCAGTTAATCCTTATTATTCAGAAATTTGTTGTACCTTTGTAATACATAAAGTAAAAAGGAGATACAACTATGGCAAGACCTATCAAAGAAACCCCCGTACTGAAAGGGAGAGATGCGGTAAGATTTGCCGAAAGAACAGCAAATCCCGCTCCTGTCAGCCAATCCGAAAAAGATGCGGCTCGCAAGGCTTATGAAGCCTTCAAGGCTATAAGCACGTTCCAAATGTAATATGGATTTTAGCAATTTCACATTTCGGCAGATTGAAGCCGATACGGAAATAAAGTCGTTTGATTGCGGTGATGTCGACTTAAACGACTTTCTTGTTAGTGACGCGAAGAATTATCTTCGCGCCATGATGGCTTTAACATATCTTCTTGAAGATAATTCGGAAAGTAAGACTGTCGCATATTACAGCCTGTTAAATGATAAAATTGTTTTTGACCCCGAAGAAAAACAATTTTGGAATAGGCTTAACCGTAAGATTGTCAACTCCAAACGTCGCAAGGAATATCCTGCGGTGAAGATAGGTCGCCTCGCTGTTTCAAAAGATTATGCAGGTAATCATATTGGCGAGGCTATATTGTTGCAGGTAAAGCATATGTTCGCCACCATGCGCCGCAGTGCTTGTCGGTTTATTACCGTTGATGCCTATGCCGCTGCTGTTCCGTTCTACGAAAAATGCGGTTTTATGTTTTTATCCGAAAAAGATAAAAACTCAAAAACACGCGCTATGTATTTTGATTTAATAAACTTCGTGTAATGAAAAATTTAATAGCTTTTATCATCATGGTTGCAATAGCAATCACAGCATATTCTCAACAAACATCATCAAATGATATTTTAGGTCGTCCTTATAAGGATTTCTCTACAACAGCATTTTGTTCATACAGTTCATTTCACCCGAGTCAATACATAACCGATAATAACTGGGATATATTATGCGCATTCAGGACTCCGGCGACAGAGTCCAAACTTGACTCTCTCAACATACCTTACAACAAGAGTCAACTTCGACTTTTGATGGTCGGTGATTTGTTGTCATCATCGGACGGCATTTTGAAAACCAAAATGCCAATATTTGACAAATTGCAAACAGCTGAAATCAGAACCGAGTCGAAAGCGTTTGCCGACAGTATCTACCCAGTCATAGCGCCAAAGATTAAAAAGTTAATCTCTGCGTTTAATGCGCAAGGATATAACGCTCAGATTTATTCTTTGATATTTTCATATCTGCTCGACGGATATGTTTGGGCTGACGGAAAACTTCCTACACTAAATCAAATGGAAAGTCATGGCACTTGGGCTGGCGCTTATTGGGCGATGTATAATAAAAGACTTGAAGAAAGAAATGGGACAAACGGATACGGACCACTTAAAGTAAATTGGACTGATGAACTCGGATATTGGCCGAGTGATAAAACCCTGATAGATTTTGCCCATTTGATAATGGAGGGCAAACTTCCTGTCGTAGATGTCGAACTCAAAAATAAATTGCTTAAATGGAATTTAGTTGACTCGGAAGGTCAACCTACTATCCCTATAATTAAAAGTGGCAATCGAGACGAGATAGATGTATTATGTGATGAAATAGCGTCAAACATAAGCAGTGTTATCAAGTCACATTCAGCTTTGTTTGCATCAAAATATGATATTGCTACACAACAAGAAGCACAGGTTATTTTTTATCACGAAGTAATGTGGGATTTATTGGCTCTTTTGGAGTCTAATAGACTTATCGAAAAACCTGCAATTCTTAAAGGTGAAGAAGTAGGGGCAGAACACTTTTCAGATATTTCTTTCATAGTTCTGACTGATTAACACTCCTGTCTTTTCCGCATAGAGGGCTTTACCGTACTTTCGCAGTGCGTTAAAGCCCTTTTTCTATGCAGACAATTTCAATAAATTTCATCGTGCCGCAGGGGTGGCACGAACTCTCCGATAAACAGCTACGCTATGTTTATCAACTGCTCGCTCAAAATTTCACCTCCGACGAGGTGAAGACCCTTTGCTTGCTCCATTGGACGGGCACCAAAGTTATAGGCAAGCAAAACACCGACGGCTACCTGCTCCGAAAAGGAAAATTCCTTTTCGAGGTAACGCCGCTCACACTCGCTGAACTGCTCCCGAACCTCGATTGGCTCGGCTCGCTCCCGACCTCTCCAATTCGCCCCGTAAAACTCAAACACCGCCCCGGCATCGCCGCCGACTTCGACGAGGTGCCCTTTGAGCAATACATCATCGTCGATAACCTCTACCAAGGCTATCTCCAAACACAGGACGATACGCTGCTCGACGAAATCGCCTCGGTGGTATATCCCGGCATCAAGACACCGCTCGCCCCCGACGAGCGCATCGCCATTTTCTACTGGGTAGCATCGCTCAAATCCTCGCTCGCAAACCGATACCCCGACTTCTTTTCTGGAAACCCGGAAACGGAAGACGGAAACCTGCTTGCCAATTCCCAATCCCCAATTTCCCGTTCTCGCATCGAAGATGCCGTGAACGCACAAATCCGTGCCCTCACCAAAGGCGATGTCACAAAAGAGGCCGAAGTCCTCGCACTCGATACCCACCGCGCACTTACCGAGTTAAATGCGCAAGCCCGTGAGTACAAACAGCTCAACTCCCAACTCAACAAGAAATGACAGCCCAACTCAAAGGAACGTGGAACGCGGCTGCTTTCTTTGAAAAGCTCACT